TATACGAAGTTAATTATAAAATTAAGTTTAAATAAATTTTATTTTTATAATTAATTAAACAAATAATTAATAATATTATATAGTTTATTCTTTATATAAGACTATATAAAGTAAAATACCTATAAAGTATACATATAACTAAATATAACACGATACAGGAGAAATAAACTATATATACACTGATGTTTTGTATATGTTTATAAATAGTTTATGGGATTTGATTTTAATAGTGTATTAAATACTGATATTGATAATACTTCCATTAATAATATATAGTGGGATTTATGTTTAGAAAATTTATTTTATATGTTATGTAAAAGTAAGAGACTTAAATTATGGGGGGTAAAAATCACAAAAGATGAATTTAATAACATTGAAATTATCTATACAGATGATGAAAATTATAAATTAATTTTACAATTTAAAAATGACGAAATAAAATAGTTAGTTCCTTATGTAGAAGTTATTAATTTTTATCCAGGTAAAATATCAAATGAAGATAGAGCTGAAAATATATGTAACTTTTTAACTATTATATTTAACATTATTAAAGAATATGAATTAATACCTATTAATCGTATATTTATAAAACCTGAAATAGAAGATTCATGGTTAAATTGTTTTACAATTTTTAATATAATTTTTAATCATTTATATAAAAATTTGAATTTAGATATTTTTATTGATATTGATAAAAATTCTAGTGATTATGTGAAAAGTGTTATTTTAAGTATAGATAATATGCTTGATATACTATATGAGACATATCAATTAATAGTAGAAAAAATAAAAAAGAATTAGCAACTTAATTTACCTATAGATAAAATATATATTAAAAATTTCCGACTTTATGGAAAATTTGTTACTGATATAAAAGATGTAGAAGAGTATTTAATATTTTTATAGAATAGTAACGTATATGAAAATATTAACACTAATAAAGTAAGTAATATATTATTTAATGAGTGGCATAAAAATACTTTAAAGTTTTACATTAAAAAAGCTTGTCATGAGGTGCTTTCAAAAAGTTTTAATCCATGGTTTTATTACAAAAGTTATTTACCATATCACTATGAAAGTTGGAATGGAGGTGATATAATAATAGCATTCATGGGTATTATATATACATTTATATAGGGATGTAATATATCATATATAATAGAAGGTTTAGAAAATTAACATAAAATATAGGTATTAAAGGAAGTTAATAATGTAATTTTAAATGATATAAAAAATAAAGGTTTTATATTTTAGAATATTTTAATTTATTATAAAAAAGAAATTTTAAAATTTTAAATTACTTATGTATATAGATATATAAAAATTATAAAAAGGAATTTTATATTTAATTATATAAAGTTTCTTTTTCTTTTATATATAAGTTTAATTTTATAATTAACTTCGTATATTAATATAATACATTTCTTAACTACATTATATAATTATGTTCGAATTGCCACTTTTTATTTCAAATAAAAAAATAAGTCGCGAGTATAACCGCTGTTACCTCTACGACTTATATAATAAATATGCAAGTACATTATTTATCTCAATAAATTTTATATAAAATATTTTTTATAATTAATTAAAAATATTTTGGAAAATTAAACTCTTTTAAATTTTTTTAATATAAATAGTATATAACTTAATTTAAAAGATAATTATATGCAAGGTGATAAAGAAGTAACTAAGAAACACATTATACATTGCCCAATATCAAATAGGTCTTATGGTTATAAGATTGGGTTTAACAGTAAAGGGGAATTTTCACATGAAAAAGGAGTTTTACATTGGAGTTATCTTCGATGGAAACCAACTGAACTTACATTTGAGGAATTTGTAAAGAATATAAAGGCAGGATATTCTTTTGTTGCAGGTACATTTAAATATATGGGGGTATATGATTATGATAGGCGTGGATTAGAAAAAGCTTATTGTGATCAAGAACTTAAAGTTGCATTGTATAATGAAAGTATAGATTTTTTTAAGTTAAAACCTAAAAGGGGACGTAGACCAAGGTCATTAAATTTAGAAAAGAGGGCAAAATATTATAAATGGTCATATAAAGGTTATAGTTCAAAAATACATAAAACTGATAAATACTTTGGTGAAAGCTATCTTATTGTTTTTGATATTGATAATGGTCCATGTTCAATGGAGCAGGCAATAAAGTTATTATATATTAAACCACATTTTGCATATACTACTGTATCTAATAATGACCAGGAGCAAAAGTATAAATATCGTTTTATCTATATGTTAGATAGTCCTGTTACAACAGAGAGAGAATTTAATAGGGTTTATCGTAATGTAGGATTAGCATCTGGAGTATTTGAAAATTTTGTAATTGATTCATCATTAGCTAATTATCATCAATTTATATAGGGAGGTGGTGTAAGATCTCGTTATTATGTAAATTATAAGATGGAACCTTTATTCCGTCCTAAATACTTATATATGAATGAGACTGAGGTAATTAGGTATTATCGATATTTAGATCTTACAAAGTACTCATTTAATTTTGGTATTGTAAATACCCGTTGTCGCCCTAAAGGTTATAATAGTTTTGAATGGGGAGAGTTTTATGATTTAAAAGGTAATAAAATAGAATTAGATGAGTTATATAATAGACATATATTAAAGCCAACTAATATTAATACTTCTAATAAGAAAGATATTATTAATTATTTAAATAGTGAAAGATTTAGAAATAATATTATTAATTCTATTGAAAATAAAGAGAATAAAGAATTTTGGCATGATTGTTTAGGGGGATTATAGGAAAAAGATTTTATTTATAAGTACCGTAAAAAATATCCATATTTTTTCCACACTGAAATAGAGTTTAATGATGGCTATGCTTTATTAGATGATAATTATAAAGAGATTTTTAGAAAGTGGGAAAAGAATGATATTCAATTGATTACAAATGGTAAGAAAGTACCACAATACATTATTAAATAGTTAAAAGATGGACAACATCGTCGTAAAACATTATATCGTAATGGTTTATTAATGCGATGTATGAAAAATGATAGTCCTGAATTAACATTAGAATATATGACATACCTAATGGTATGTGAGAGTTATTATTATTATGATAATAGTGATAATGTATTGAATCATAAGACATTACGTCAAATTGCATAGAGTGTATTAGCTAAACCTTATGAAGATATTAAATTTGAACATCGTGATCCACGTAAGTATAAAGTAGATCGTACATATGCTCGTGCACATGGTTTAACGCCTCGTCAACTTTCTAATCAATGTAGAGCAACAATAAAATATAAGGAGATAGATAAAGTTTATAATCCAGAATTAAAGATAAAAGAAAATCTTAAGAATATTCAAGATGCTGGTATAAAATGTTCACAACGTACATTATATAATTATCGTCTTGAAAGAGGCTATATAGCTGAAAAGAAGGCACTTAAGAATAATAATCAAATAATTAATTCAAATAATAACAATATAGTTTATAAAATTGATATTAATACACGTATCAATGAGGAACTTATTATTGTGAATAAATAGCATAAAATATATAAGGAATATAAGAATAAGTGGGTAACATCTAAACAATTTAGACAAAAATATAATATCACACCACAACATTTCTATGAATTAAAAAAACATAATAAAATTGAAACCAACTCATATATAGGTAGACAAGTTTTAGTTAAAGATGTTTTAGATAAAATAAATACAGATAATAATAATTCAGTAGCAAAATATGCAAGGGTTTCAACAAATAAACAAACAAAAGATTTATAAAATCAAATTGAGTATTTGACTAAATATGCAGTTTCTAATGGTTATAAAGTAGAGTATACATTTAAAGATATTGCATTTGGTATGAATGAAAATAGAAAAGGACTAAATGATTTATTAAATTTAGTTTTTAATAATAAAATATCTAAAATAATTATTTCACATAAAGATAGATTAACTCGTTTTGGTTTTGATTATTTTAAAAATATATGTGAATATTTTGGAACTGAAATAGAAGTGGTTAATTTAAAAAGTGATAAATCATTTCAAGAAGAACTTTCAGAAGTTCTAATTACAATTATACATCATTTTTCTATGAAATTCTATGGTAAAAGAAAAAATAATTGCAAATTATTAGAAGATAAATTAATTGAGATGGAAAATAGTTTAGAAAAATAATATAAGTTAAAATAAACATTATAAATGAAATTAGTAGAAGAATAGATAATAAGTAAAAATAATTAGCATTATAAGGGTTTAATGGATTTATTACATAAATCTAAAAATCTTTATAATGTGGGTAACTATACTGTTCGACAATTTTATTTTGATGCTGTTAAAAATGAAAGTGATAAAAAATACCTAAATTTTTATGATACATAGAAATTACTTTCACATTCTAAAAATATTGATTATTATTCACTACCATGCGATGTAGCACAAGCTGTATTAAAATAGGTAGATCAAAACTTTAAATCATTTTTCGCATTGTTAAAGAAAAAACAAAAAGGAAAATATGATAAACCTATAAATATCCCTAAATATAAAGATAAAGAAGGTTATAACTGTATTACTATAAATGCAGTTAAATTAGGTAAACAATTTAAACAGGATGGAACTTTAACAATTCCAAATACAGCACCAAATAAAATATAGTTTAAGGTACATAACTATAAAACATGTACACAAGTTAGGTTCATTCCTTGTAAAGGATATATTAAACTTGAAGCCATATATAATTATGACGAACCTAAAATGAAAGAAGATAATGGTAAGTATTTATCAATTGATTTAGGTATAGATAATTTATGTGCATGTACAAGTAATGTTTCAAATTCATTTTTAATAGATGGTAAAAAGTTAAAATCAATAAATCAAAGATATAATAAGTACAAAGCAAAACTTCAAAGTACACTTCCGAAAAATAAACACTGGTCAAATTAGTTAAGTGATATAACTAATAAAAGAAATTTTAGAATTAATAATTATTTGCATAATACTTCTGCTTATATAATGAATCACGCAGTTTCAAATAACATCAATACCATTATAATTGGGTATAATAAAGAGTGGAAACAAGACATTAATATAGGTAGAATTAATAATTAGAAATTTACTGAAATTCCATTTTACAAGTTAATTAATCAAATAATTTATAAAGGACAAATGAATGGTATCAGAATTATATTATAGGAAGAAAGTTATACAAGTAAAGCAAGTTTCTTTGATAATGACCCTATTCCAATCTATAAGAAAAATAATTCTGAAAACCTTAAGTTTAGTGGTAAAAGAGTGAAACGAGGTTTATATAAAACAGGTTCAGGTTTATCTGTGAATGCAGATATAAATGGGAGTTTAAATATACTTCGGAAATATCTAAAATGTAACAGTGATGCTATTATATAGCCAGCTGATAGAGGGTTTATTGTTAACCCTATACGAGTTAAAATTTAATTTTAATTACGTATAAACATTTTTATATATAATTTATATAAATATAAAACTTATATAAAATGATACAACAAACTAATAATATGAATAACATAGAAGATAAATTAAAGAATATAAAAGTACCTCCAATTAATGGTTTTCCTAAAGGAGATACCGATCATTTAATGGAGATGTTTAAACAATGTGATCCAAATGCAATGAAAGCAAAACCTTCATTAATGATGTTGCTCCATATGTCACAAGAAGAATACAAGCAATATACAGAGCAACAAAAGAAATATGAAGTTCCTGATGATGGAATGGGATGTTCGTTTACAATACCAGACGAAGACTCAAATTAATTGAATTTGTTGGTTTAATAACCCTTCTTTAATAGCATTAATATAAGATGTAGCTTGTCCAGCAGTTTGAGGGACTTTCTAATCAATTTGATTTGCAAGTGTTAACAATGCAGTTATAAGTTGAATACCATTCACGGCAGTTTCACCAGATTTATCACCTCTTAATTGTAATGCTGATTTAGCATCTAATGTGATAGTATCAGCTTCAAGGTTTATAGATTTTCCAGATGTAATATTAATTTGATTTTGGGCCTAAACATCTACACGACCATCTGATAATTGAATTTGTGTACCAGTCGCCCCTTTACCATAATGAATAGTAATAGTATTATCAGGCGTAATCTGAATATAAGACCCTTTGTAATATAAAACAAGACCAGTTCCATTTTGGTATTTTATAGATAAATCATTAGATGAATCATATAATAAAACCTATGAACCTGCATAATCAGATTTAATTTCATTAATAAGGTTTTTATCAAGTGTACTAATTCCATACCATTCCATAGATGTATTTTTCTCATCTTTGAAACGAACTCTCACTGTTTGACCAACCTTAGGAATAGATATAGAACCACCACCAGATGCTGATGCAACAGATGAACCGCCATAAGTACACCAAGGTAATTGTGCAGTTGTCATATTATCATGAAAACCTTTTACCCTTGCCTTAATACGACCTGAAAATGTTGGATCATCTATAGATTCTACTGTAGCTACTATAATATTATCTTGTCCTAATCTACTCATAAAATTAAAATACTTTTTCTTTGTAATTTATTTATAGAGCTATAAATAAAACAAGAAAATTATATAATGTAATGGCAAATTATAAATTATTGGGAGAATATATTTTATCATGGGAAGGAGGATATGTAAATAATCCAAATGATAAAGGAGGTGCAACAAATAAAGGTGTAACTATTTCTACATGGAAAGCTCAAGGATATGATAAGAATAAAGATGGTGTTATAGATGTTAAAGATTTAAAGTTAATAACTGATGCTGATGCCATTAATATAATGAAAAAGAATTATTGGGATAAATGGAAAGCAGATTTTATTAAAGATCAAAGCATTGCAAATATCCTTGTAGATTGGGTATGGGGATCAGGTAAGTATGGTATTACTACTGTATAGAAGATGTTAGAACTTAATCAGGATGGAATAGTAGGTGATAAAACTATACAAACAATTAATAATCATGATCCTAAAATATTATTTGCTAAAATACATGAACGTCGTAAATCATTTTTAGAAAATATTGTAAAGAATAATCCCTCACAAAAAATATTTTTAAAGGGGTGGTTACGTAGATTAGAGGGTATTCAATATGGATATATGAAAAAGAATAATGGAGAAATAATTAAATGGTAAAAAAATAAGGAGGAAATTAAAATTTAATTTCCTCCTTTAAATAAAATTATTTCTTAATTAGTTTAATTGGATGCATGAACTTTACAAGTTGATGTTCATAGTAAAATACTAAATCATCTTCAGTAATAGTTTGATTATGTATTAATTTATATACTTGAGGCATATATGTTGATGGGACACACTTCAATTTCTTTTGGTATACATTTCCATCTTTATCCATGCGATGCTGCTCATATATATTAAGTTTAGCATCTGAAGTTTCAAATGCAAATTGATAATGTTTCAACCTATATCTGGTAACATGGATAGGATAATTAGAATCAATTATACAACAATCCCCATAATTAATACCTTCAAGTTTATTAGCATTATTTTTTAATTTGAAAACGATCTCATCAGACTTTACTGTATAAAGATCTGCAATTTGATTAATATTCGTACATTCACATAGAGCATTATAAATTTGCATAATCATATAATTCTCTACAGTAATAGTTCGTTTTGGATTAAGCTTTCCGAATATAACTTGACGTGTATATTTAGAATTTTTAATATATTCTTTATATGAATTTTCAGTACAAAAACCTTCAATAAATTCTTCATAAGAATTTGTACCATTTACTATATTAGGATCAAATGCATGTAAAGCTGTATAATTAGCATGCTTTAAATCAATAGAAATAAAGTCACATCCATCATTATCTGGTATATAAACTTCTTTCTTTTCTACTTTAAGTGGTACGTCATTATCATATACTGACAAGTGTATTTCAAGTTCTTCTTTAAATTCTCTTACAGTATTAAAAAATTGATATGACTTATTATTTTCTACATATGTAATTGCTTGATTACGAACATAATGAAAATCTTCAATAAACTTATTAATGCTACCATTGAACAGTCCATTATTAATAAAGTCTAATAAATCATTATATTTTGTTTTAGCTTTGTACTCATCTTCCAATAAATCAAGCATATTCTCAAAATAAGGAGAATGAATAACCTGAATAGGTAAATTAAGATCACTAATAAACCTAATTCTTAACTTCTTTATCTCTTCTGATAACTTTTCCATATTTTATATTTTATAAAACACTTATATATAAAGAAAATATGTAAAAAGTCTATAAAATTAAAAAGGAAACTTTATTTAAAGTTTCATTTTATTTCTAAATGATACTATCGACGTGATATTTTAAATTCACTTCTTTTATTTTTATAATTGCTTTATGCTCGATAGTATTATCAAGATCTGAATTAGGAAATGTGTATTTTATAATCTAATACTTATTTTTACCTTTTGTTATAATAGGTCCTATATATGTTATATTTACACTATCTGCATTTAAGTGTTTCTATAACATTAATTCTAATTCAAGTGTATCACTTTTATTATTAACCTATAATGGTATACGATAAAATAATAATATTTGTATTAATATAAAAAATGGAATTCCTATAATTAATACATTTTTTATAATATTTTTAATTTTCATAATTTATGTTTGTATTGTTTAGTTTTTGTGTTTAGTGTTTAAAATTACTTTATATAAAAATACTTATTATTGCAAATAAAATGACTGATGTAAGTGAACCTAAAATACCACCGTAAAAATCATTCTTCTCAAATACTACATCTAAATATTTTTCTTTTATATATGAAATAATGCAAGATATTAAAAATCCTATAATTACTCCTACCCAACCAAATGGTGATAATAATGCTGTTAACCATGCACATACTGCAAAATGTAAACAAGAATCTCCATATTTTTCTACAAGTCGTTGTGTAAATTTCATATAAGTAATAAATTTTTATTTGATATATTTATTTTATATAGACTTTTTCCCTTTTTAATTATATAATTTATATGATGGAACATGAAAGAAAAAAAGTATTTTTGGGAGGTACTTGCAATGGTTCAACATGGAGGGATAAATTAATACCAATGTTACATACTGATGTACCATATTTTAATCCAGTTGTAGAAGATTGGACAGAAGATTGTCAGTTAATAGAAGAACAAGAAAAATGGGGCCCATGTGATATTCATTTATATGTAATCACACCTGATATGAAAGGTACATATTCCATTGCAGAGTTAGTAGAGAGTGTGATATGTTCTTATGAGTATAATAAGGAACAACAAGAAACTATAGCATATACTATATTTGCAGTTCTTGATGAGAGTTTAGATACAGGTAAGACTTTTACTAAAGCAGAAATTAAATCATTCGATGCCATTAAGAAATTAGTAGAAAAGTATGGCGGTATTATTTGTGACAATTTAAATGACGTTGCAGACACAATTAATTCATTAGCTTAAACTAAATTACATATGAAATTTAACAGTTTAAAAGAAAAGTGTGAATATTATAGAAGCATGACTGATTATAAAGTTATGCCAAATTGTCCTATCATTATTATGCTATATGGGCATTGTTTTTCAAAGAAAATTAAAAAGAGATTTGAACGACCGTTTGATAATGACTTTATAAAGTTAATGAATGATACAACTACATATCTATTAAAGAATATACAAGGAGCACGTTTGGGTTATACACAGTCTGATGAGATTTCTATTATTATTAATGACCATATAACTCAAGAAACTGATACTTTATGGGGTGGTAGAATATGTAAAATTCAAAGTATTTGTGCAGCAATGGCAAGTACTTATTTTACTATGGAATTTCATAAGTTACAACAATCAAAAGGAGTTGTTCCTGATGATAGTTTATTTGAATTTGATTGTAAAGTTTGGTCAGTGCCAAATGATAATGATGCATATGCATGGTTTTTATATAGACAGAATGATTGTATTCGAAATAGTATAAATCAAACTGCTGATACTTATATGAGTCATTCTCAAATGAATAAGAAAAATACTGATGAGATTAAACAGATACTTAAAGATGAGTATGACGTAAACTGGGATAATTTTCATTATAAGTATAGACATGGAAGGTTCTTCATAAAAATGAATGGTATTAAAGGGGTAATTCCTAAAAATAGTAATGAAACTATATGGGTAAATCGTTCAGTATGGGAAGAAATTCCTGGTGATTATGGTAATATACCATTGAAAGACCCTGAAATGAAAAAGCGATTTTTAGAAATACTTAGTCCAAAAAATTAAAGAGAACTTAATGAGTTCTCTTTTTTCGTTTTAAAATAATAAGAAATAAAAAAATATGCAATAAGTATGTAACAAAGATGTTACAAAAAATCAAGAATGGATGTAGATGTAGTACTGGTTTCATGGAACTATAAGAAATAATTGTAAAACTTATATTATATTTATTGTTTTAGACAAATGTAAAAATTACCCTTATAAATATAAGGCAAAAATATACAAATTGATTTGTAAATGAGAAAAAACAATACAATTACAACAGTAGACTTATTTAATGTAGATAACACACCAAAAGAAGTAGTAAGAGATGTAAGTGATTTTTTAAATAAAGATTATAGAGAATACGCACATTATGTAATTGAAACTCGTGCATTACCATCAGTTATTGATGGATTTAAAGTGGGTGCTCGTAAAATGATGCATGCTGCATTTAAAGGCTCTATGAAAAATGGTGCAGAAGTAAAGAATATTAACCTTGCTGGTGATATTTATAATTATACATTATATATGCATGGCGATGCATCAATTCATACAACTATTTTAACTGAAGCTGCTGAATTTTCAGATAACTTAAATCCTATTACTATTGCAGGTCAGCATGGTTCTTTAAGAGATCCTAAAGCTGCTGCATCACCTCGTTACTTATATTGTAAATTATCTCCATTTGCTAAACTTTATAAAGTAGATGAAGATTTATTAGAATATACATTTGATGAAGGTGTATATCTTGAACCTTATTATTATTTGCCTATAATTCCAACTATATTATGCTCACGCACTGAAGGTATGGCACCAGGTTATAAGTATTCATGTTTTTCTTATAACCCAATTGATATTATAGATGCATGTATAGAATATATAAAAAAGAATGAAATACAAACTGTAATCAGACCTTATGTAAGAGGTATTAAAGAAGAGAACTTTGTATTTGATAAAGAATTAAATAAGTGGGTTTCATGGGGTGTTTATACTACAGATTTAGGCTCAGATATTCTTCGTATTACAGATTTACCATATGATGTAACATATGATAAGTTAGAGAAGAAACTTAACAGTTATATAGAAAAAGGATATATAAAAGATTGGAAAAACTTCTCACATGATGATGTATTAGATTATCGTATACAATTTCCAAAAACAAAACTTGCAAGAGAAATGCAAGCAGATAGAAAAGATAATCTGTTAAAGAAAATGTTATTATATACTGTAATTAATGATGATATACTTTATACTATAAATGAGAAACAAAAAGTAAAGCATTTTAGTGATAAGTATGAATTATTACAGTATTTTGTAGATTTCCGTTTAAATAAGTATAATGTTAGAAAAGAAAAACATATTGAACAAATAGAAAATAAATGTAAAGTAATTACAGATATATGTAAATTTATTGAACTCGTTACAACAGGAGAACTTATCATTACAAATAGAAAAGTAGAAGAGGTAAAAGAAGATTTAAAGAAATATAATTTACCAGATGATGTATTAAAGGTTCAAGTTTCTAAATTAACTAAGGAAGAACATGCAGAGCTTCAAAAAGAAATGGAAGATATGTTGAAAGAAGCGGAATATATTAAGAATACAACAATAAAAGATATGTATTTAAATGATCTTAAAGAATTACGAAAAACATTAAAACCTGAATTTGAATGATAAAAAGAAAGGACTCTAATAATTAGAGTCCTTTCTATATTTTATATAATTAATTATACTAAAATTAACCATTTAAATGATGATAACGTCTTACTTGACGTTTCAAAGCATGCTTAAATAAAGATTCATTAAGTGAACGTTTACCATTATTTATAGTAACAGATTCATTATATGCAGCTTTAACCATATCCATTACTTTATCAAGTGGATAATTTTGTTTATTTAATGAACGTACAGCCTTTTTAATAACTGCAGATGCCATATTATCTTTAACACCTATTGCAGAATTCTTTACATTAGCGGTAATATCTTTAATCTTTTGATTTAATAAATCCATACCTAATTTAATATTACTCATCCAATTTAATAAAGATTCTGTAGTCTTTTTCCATACTTGTAATACTGGTTTTTCTAACTTATTCCATACATTAACACATGTTTGTTTTACATCATTAAATGTAGTACTTACAAAATTCAATAATTCTTGAGACTTTGTACCAAACCATGTACGTACAATGAATACTGCAAATAAAGAATTATTTTTAACAGATGTTAATATTTTATTAATAAAACCTTGGAATGCTTGAGCGGCACCAGTTACTTTCATAGATATTAAATAAAATACTGCACCTGCAACAGCAAGGAATAATTTAATATTATCATTTGCCTTTTGAATAAAGTTAACAATATTATCTTTTGCTGCATCAAATTTTTCTATAAATGCGGTCCATGCTTCACTTAAAAAAGTGTTAATAATATTATATACATTAGATAATGCACGGATAGCAGTATCATAACCACTAACACCACATTTAACTAATGCTGCTACACTAAAAATTAATAAATTACCTAAATTTTTAGTATTACCTTTAATAGATTTATAGTTGCCCATAATACTATTTTTTATAGCCAAACCAAATGAATTAAAGAAATTAAATCCTGTTTTAACGTCTTCTTTTACAGCTTTAAGTAATTCTGCAATATTACTTACAAATGCATCTACTGCTTTATTTGCATCTGAACTTGCTTTATCCATAAAATAATTAGCATACTCTACTAATACATTAACAATATCCTCATTAGATGCATCTCTAATATATTCAGCTGTTAATCGCACTGAAGGCTTTGCAGCAGAACCAAATCCAAACAAACCTTCATTTACAGGAATTAATGTTTTAGAATTATTTTTATAGTTATTTTTATTAATCATGATTTTATATATAACTTCTTATATAACTATTTATTAAATAAGCAAACATGAAAATTTGCAAATTATGATTAAATTTACAGACAATTTATAAATGATTTCATATATATAGTTGTAAGTAATTTACGGGACTTAGTATCTCAATTGGTAGAGATTTCTCCGGGAGTTGGAGAGAGTTGGAAGTTCGAATCTTCTGGTCCCGACAAATATAAAAATAAAATGGAGAAAATTAAAGAGTTTGCTATTATAATGTTATTTTTGGGTACAACATTATGCTTCATAATGTGGGCATGGTTAATTATATATCTAATAGGGAATGCTTTAATTTTATTCTTAGACTATATGTTATTGAAAGGATTAACCTTATTACTATTTGCAGGCATTAATATATGGTTAATTCACTTAATTTATAACTCTAAATTATTTAAATTATATGAGAAATTTTTTTAATAATATAAAAACTATTATATTAGTAGCACTGGAATTTATACTGGGTTCAGTTTTATTTTTGTGTGGGTATATCGATGGTACTGGCGCATACGCATGTCCAATAAGAGGTGCTATACTTATGTACTTAGGAGTTGGTTTTTTAATTCATGTAATGACAAAAAATATAAAATAAAATATAAAAATATGAAAGAATTTATTACAACAGGAGAAGTCTACATATTTCTCGCAATTCTTTATTTTATAATAGCAGTATGTTGTGTGTTTACTGGAAGTATACTACTATGTATTTTTGCTGTTCTTATGAGTATTAATACAGTTCTTATGTATCGACGAGAGAAACGAAAAAATAAAAAGTAATCAATTTAAATAAAATATATGAAAAAGTTTTTACACAACATTGAGGTTACATGGTGGTCATATGCTTTAGCCGTTCTATTTTTAATAGGAAGTATTGTATCTTACTATCAAGAAGGACTTGAAAATGTTACCCTATATTTGTTTGGCTTCATTGCTTATATGGATGTGGCAAAGCATATGTCTCTAAACAAAGATTTGAAAGATAAAGTGACTGAATTAGAAAAACAATTAGAAAATAAAAAGAAACAGCATTAATTTGTTGTTTCTTTTTTATTTTAGACTTAAGTTAATTTTTTGCTTATAAATAAAAAGCACTTAGTTATAAAATTTAAAATGAGAAATAATAAGTGGATTAAAAATTTTAAAGGGTAAACAATTTAACAATGAGTAACGAAATGAATAAAACGGTAGCAGTAGAATAGGTATATAAATCAATGGGTGAAATAGAGCATGTTATTATGCGTTCTGGTATGTATATTGGCTCTATTAGAGAAGAAGAAAAAGATTTCTTTGTGTATTCAGTAGATAATGCACAGATGTCATGGGAACCAATTAAGTATGTTCCAGGTATATTAAAAATTATTGATGAAGTTATATCTAATTCATGTGATGAGTATCGCAGGCCTAATAATATGGGTCTTAGTAAAGTTACAGTTACTGTAGATAATTCAGGATTTGTAAAGATTACAGATAATGGTGGTATTCCAGTTGTAATGCATCAAGATGCAGGTGTATATGTCCCAGAATTTATATTTGGACAATTACGTACATCATCTAATTATAACGATTCTGAAGATAGAGATGTTATTGGAACTAATGGTATAGGTTCTAAGATTGCATCTATATTTGCAACTAAATTTAATGTATATACAGCAGATGGAAATAAATCATATTCAAGATCATGGTCAAATAATATGAGAAATCTTGATGATAATTTGGTTGTAAAAGATTGTAAACGTCATTTCACTGAAATTTCATTTAATATAGATTTTGATAAGTTTGATGATGTTACTTCATTATCAGATGGTTTTATTAATATTATAGAAAAGAGATGTATTGATGCAGCGGCTGCAAATACAGGTTTAGAAGTTACTTTTATACATACTAATAATGGTGAAGAAATTAGAAATATAAAGTGGAAGTTTAAGAAATTTGAAGAATATATCGAATTATATAATAACTATATCGATAAGGATAATGTTGTAAGTTTTTCAGATAATCAAAAATCTGTATGGATTTATCCAGATGGAAATATTAATATAGGCTTTGTTAATGGTGCTGAATGTTCTGAAGGTACACATATTCGTGCTGTACGTAATGAAATAAATCAAAGTGTACATGATTATATTTTAACAAAGCATAAAACAGATATTGGACTTGCGCGTAATGTAGATAACAAATATTCTATGTTCTGTACTTTCCATGTAACTAATCCAGCATATTCTTCACAAACTAAGGAATGCTTAACTACACCCGTAGAAAGATTTTCAATGGATGAAAATTATAAGTTTGAAGTTCCTACTAAATTTTTAAATCAAATTAATAAGTCTGAACTTGTTAATATAGTATTAGATTGGTATAAACAGAAGCTTGAAGTTGAAGATCAAAAAACCCTTCGTAAACTTAATAAGCAAGCAAAGACTAAGATGCGTAATAATGATAAGTTTATTGATGCTAATAGTCGTAAAACTAAAGATAGAGAATTATGGATATTTGAGGGTGATTCTGCTCGTGCTGGTTTTAGACAAGCACGTAATCCTCAAACACAAGCAGCCTATATGTTACGTGGTGTAATTTTAAATGTACTCGGATTGAGCCCTACTAAAATTATGGCTAATAAAGAATTATCAGATTTAATTACAATATTAGGTTTACAATGGGGTCAAAAGAATGATGTAGAGAAATTGAACTTTGGTAAGATTGTTATTGCAACAGATGCTGATTATGATGGATCTAAAATTGCAGGCTTATTACTTACATTCTTTAATCTATTCCCTGAATTATTTGAAGCTAAAATGATATGTAGAAGTATATCACCTATTATTTTGGCAACTAAAGGTAAAGATGTTAAAAGATATTATAAGATTGAAGATTTTAAGAAAGATGAACCTACACTAAAAGGTTATAAAATATTATATATCAAAGGTCTTGGTACATTAAATGCTACAGAGTATAAACAAATGTTACAAGCACCAGTTTATCAATATTTTACAAAAGATGATTTAGCAGATATGAGTATTAAATCATGGTTTGGTAAAGGTATTGCTAAAGAACGTAAAGAAATGCTTAAGTCTGATGTACAGTAAAAATAAAGGGATAGCTTTTAAAGTTATCCCTTTTTATATTTTTAATTATTTTGTATATAGAATGTTACTTTATCATAAGTAAATGTTTGAGAGCCTCTATCCATAAGGTCTTTACCATTATATTGAATAATAATATTTTTAGTACCTAATTTATATACAAGGTTCTTTATAGATTCTTGTACTGTACGAGGGCCAACAAAGAATTCACGTTTTAAAACAAGACGTGCATCATTAGTGCCATAAACATTATCAATACCAAATATTTCATTTAATACATTATCTGTATTTCCTCTAAATAGACGAGTTAAACGAATATTAAATGATTGCATGTTATTTCTAATATCAATATTATCTAAAGAGAAATGAATAAATTTTACAGATTCATCTATACCTAATACATTCTATAAGTTAGACATACCTCTTTGATAATTCTTCCATAATATATTATTTGGAGCATATGCCATTTCAGGTTCAGTTAATGAAACTATATCATAGTCAATATTGTTATCAATAAGAATATTTACAATTTCTTTTAATGAATTAACATTTGAATCTGTGACTTCTTCTTCCTCCTCATCATTTAAACCTAATTTATCTTCTATATTATCAAGCTTATCTACATCAACAACATTATCATCTTTTAAATCTTGAATTTCTACAGCTATATCATCAAGTTCTGTGTCAGATAATATATTTTCTTTGTTTGCAACCTATTCTAAATCATCTTCATTTGAATTAACTGTTAAGTTAACAGCTGATGTACCTATTAGTGAATCTGGTGCATTTTCATTATATAATCGTTCTATAGTATCAAAAGAAACACCACGATTAATTAATTCTATACCATAATTTTTATATGCTTTAATCCCTTCAATTTCTTTTTCATTTGTAGGACATGGACATTTGAAAATTATAATACCTGCTACATATTTCTATAATAATACATTAGTAGATGCATTACTTGGAACTCGTGCAAATTCTCCAAGTGTTGCTTTATATGTACGAGAGCACTATGACGACATTGTTGCCCATATTTTTTTATCAATAGTACGATCCTTAGCCTTTGCCATCTCTAACAAATACTATTTATGTTTACGATATGGTAATATATTATTTTTATTCATGAATTAAAAATAAAAGTTAAACTTTAATTATTTATTGTAAACAATAAACAATAAATACATTAAAACATAAAAGTATATTTTTAACATATGAAATATAATAAGTTACATACCCATTCTATAAGAGAAGATGTCGATATACCAGTTAATAAAAACTATGATGAAGTTGAAGATGATATATAGAATGATGATCTTATAAATGAACTTGTGCAAAGTATAAAGGATAATGGAGGTGCATATATTGACTGGGGAGAATTTGACGATACTTATAAAAATGTAGAAGATAAAGAAACTGCAGAAGAAATTGCAAAATTATTCTATGATAAAGGATATTTTGTATATTATCAAGGAGATGGACTTGATATAAATGGAGATGATACTCCAGATTCATATACTCATATTGCTATTCATATTTTACAACAACCAATTAAACTTAGTAAATATGATACTGAATTTACAATAGAAGACGAAGAAATTTAAATAAAAATGAGGATAATTTAAAAATTAAATTATCCTCTTTATATTTTATGCAATTTTAACATTTTCTAATTTAATTTGTTTCAAAATATAATGTACTGCTTTTGTGTTAGCTACAATTTCATAAGGTATGTTATTTTTTTCTAACGTTGCAATTATCATGTTGTCTATAATTTTGCTTTGTGCTTCTGTATGTACTCTACCATTATTAACATATGGAGTTTTTCTTCTTAACACATATGTTTTCTAATTGAATTTTTTATATTGTTCAATAATTAATTTATCAAGATAAGCACTATCCATTTTGTTATATATTGAACTTAAAAGAAATGGACTATCATTGATAGCATATTGCACTTTCCCTTCAATCCTCTTTTGACGATGAAACTGATTGCCAAACACAAAAATTTGGTCTTCTAATGTATCAATTGAATTTTCCCAAACACAGTCTTTAGCATATTCTGTAATTAACTCTGCTTCAGTTCCTAATTTCTTTAATTCTGCAAATAAGTTTGCAGCAACAGTAGATTTACATGAGCACGGACTACCAATGATATTTATGAAAAATGTGTTATATTTTCCTTTTTCCATATTTTTTATTTATATATAACTTATATTTTTATATTTATAAGTTTAGGAGTTTTACTAACATTAATTAATTGGTGCATATAAATATATCAAATGTAAATAATTCACTAATTATTAATAATTATATGAGAAAATCTAACAAGAGACTCAATATACCTGCAGTACTTGTTCATCAAGTTGGTGATACTAAGTATGAAGTTGAAGGTATGATAACATCAATTAATGAGTCAACTAATACATGTTCTATGAAATTCAAGGGATACAGCATACAAAATGGTATTCCTATGGATTCAGTATACTTAAATGAGGCATTTCTTGATAAAATTAAAGATTATGGTCGTAAAGCATTAGATACTGTAAAATCAATTATTCGTAAAGTTAAAGGATTTTTATTTCCTGTAAATGAAGATGGTGATGTAGAGTATCAGTATATTAATACTCCTATTAATATGACTATTGCTGCTAATAAAGGGTTGTTAAGTCCTGCTATTAAATTTTTCCCTTCTTAGGGAATGATAGATGTAGCATCTAAAAATGGAGTAAGACTTAATAGTGGGGATTTAGATACTACTATGGAATCTGATGTAAAGGAAATTGAAACATATTGGAAACGTGTAATGAAACAATATGTAAAGGATGAAGATTCTACAGTAAGTGAAGCTGTTCACTATGTTAATGAAAATTATTATCGTCCTAATAAAGCTCTTAAGCATATTAATGAAACACCTGTAATTACATTACATAACCCTGTAAATGGTCAATATGGTCAAGAAGTAGATGCTAAAGAATTACAATCATTATTAGTTAGTAATATTGTAAAACAAATTACTCCACGTGAAGACGGTTCATCATCTAAAGAGAAACCATTACTTATTTGGGGCGCGCCAGGTATCGGTAAAACTGCTATTGTAAAGCAAGCAATTAATGATATACGTGATATATATGGTATTGACCTTGACACTGTATATCTTGTATTAGGCCAGATGTTCCGTGAAGACTTTGTTTTACCAGACACTGTAACTAATATAGCAGGTGAACAGAATGCTATTGATGTACCAAAGTCATGGTTACCAACATATTATCCATCTCCAGATCCACGTGTACGTGCTCAACAAGATGAATATTATAATAGTGGTTTATATAAATATAGTGCATCAGATCTTAAATTAGATGATGGTACAGAACTTGAACCTCATAAGTATTATGGTGGTGTAATCTTTATGGATGAGTTCTCTCGTATGAATAGTACAGTAGGTTCAATTGTGATGAACTTGGTTAATGATAAAGTATATTAGAATATGGTACTTGGTTCACGTTGGGGATTCGTATTGGCAGCAAACCGTGCAATAGATATGTTGGAATTAGAAACTGATGCAGCATCACGCTGGGAACCTGCTAAAGCTGACCGTTATATTTCTATTATGTATGTTCCAAAGAAATCTGATTGGTTAGAGTGGGCTCGTCAAAAGAAATCTGTTGGACCAAATGGAGAAGTACGTCAGAATGTAGATGAAATGATATGTTCATTTATAGAAAGTGCTTCTGATGGTGTATGGTATGATGCACTTGATTTAGGTTCACGTGACTATTAGATGAACCAAAAAGAAAGAACTGCTATTCAATCTGGAGATATATCACAAGTAGAAACAGTATTATTAGATAGCGATACATTAGGTTTGGATAAGACCACATGGACTCCTCGTGACTGGTCTGAAAAAATTTCAGATTCTATTCTTGGTGAGTTGAAAATTATTTTCATGGGAAGACCTGAATTATATAATTCTATTTTTGTCGATGGTAATATCAGCCAACCAAAATTGGAAAAGGCATTAGACGAATTACCAGAAAAGGCTTGGAATATATGGGCAAATCGCAATAGATTCCTTGGTGATGTAAACGGGTCACGCATTATGTTATTTAGAAAATGGATAGATAATCATATTATTACTTCAATGGGTGGTGATGAAACTTTACCATCTACTGAATGGATTAAGTATAATGAATGGGATAATACATTCTCAACTAAAGTTATTGATAGTATATGGAAAAACCATACTTTAGGAGATAAGAGATTAATGGCAGATGACGATAAGTATTTTAATACTATTATTCAATATCAAACAACCAACACAAGTAAGTGGAAGTCAAAGACATTAACTATTAATAATGTATTTAAGAAGATTATAGATAATTTCCCAGGAGGTTCAGAGAATTTTACTAAGTTAGCTAATGAAAATTTTGCTAATGCATTTGAAGAACCATAGAAGTTTATAATAAAAGATTATTTAAGTGACCATACAATGGCAGATGTTAATAAGACCATTGATGAACTTACTGAATATTTCTCATTTAACTTAGGTACTAAGAAAGAATATTTACTAAGACAACCAGGTCCATTTAATATAAAGAATAAGAATGATGCTTACATTGCACAATGCTTATCTGTATTTACAGCATCTGAACTTCCACGAATGATAGCTAATGTAATTTTATATGCAGTTAAAGTTATGTTGCAATCTAATGTAGATAGTGTTTTAGATTTAGTATATAGACCATTATTCTATGAATTGAATAAAAAGTTGTATAAAGGTACTGCTCCAGGTATGTTAGACCATGATATGTCTTTATCTGCATTTAATGGTAATTTAGCGGCATTAAAAAAATTACCTTATAAATTATTTACAGATGCTCCTGAAACTTTTGCTCTTGCATCTTCTGTTATAGGTATTGCAAGTATTCTTTATAGTAATGCAACATTGATTAAGAAAACTGGAGCTGCAACTGATGGTAAAATTTAACATTTACTATAAAATTTAATAAATGCAATCCTTACAATAAGGATTGCATTTTTTTACTATAAATATATAGAAAATAGACTAAACAATTTTTATATAATTACTTATAATAAGTTGGATATTTTATAAAATTATATTGATTAATAATATTTTATGGTTAAAATCCTATTAAAAAATAAAAAACCACAGAATAATAGTATAAGCTTTGTATTAAATGAAGCAAGAGTTACTCGTACAATAGATCCAAAATTATGGGCATCTGTTTCTTCTGCATGTTCCCGTAAATATAAAGCCACTATGGGTGAAGATGCTATACCACCAGTTAAAGATGATATGCAAACCTTAATGGCACGCTATGTAGCAGGGCTTATTATTTTTAAAAAACCATGTCCTCAGTCATTAGCAGATATTGATAAAATAGGTTCATTCAAACAATATGGTCATAAATTGTTAAATAGCATGGGTTGTACATTATATGATATACAAGTATTATATAATGAGAATTGTGGAAATTTACCAAAAGCTATTATAGATAATAGTACTGATGATATATTAGATAATAGTGGTAATAGTTTAACTGATGATGAAGCTGAGAGAATTAGCAGAGAGCAAGAAGAAATGAATAAATCTCTTAAAGATGAAGACATGTCTTCTAATGACCAATTTCAAATAGATGATTTTGATAATGTAGTAAATACTGCTAAAGAGAAACAAGCTAATACTATAGCAACAGCAGATGAATATAATGCTGTAAAAGATATGGTAGCTCAAAGGCAAGCTGTACCTTCACATCATAATGAAGTTGATGTTTCTCGTATTGATGAGGTTCAAATGGATGTAAATGGTAAATTAGAAACAATATATCCACGTAGAATTGCATTGTTAACAGAATCATATTTGAATGATATGTTAAAAGATAAAGATATGAAGGTTTTTAAGAAATATTTTGCTAAACCTATTATATGGACATTTGAAGTATCTACTGCTGCAACAGATGGAGTGCGTTTATTTTTTAATCCAGCATTTGCAGATCATTTGTTCTCTATAGATGCTGAATATATGAAAAAGAAAAAAGCATTAGGACATTCTACAAGTGGTATATTAGGAACTGCTATAAAATTTGTTCTTATACATGAGGCATATCACCAAATTTATCAACATGTTATTCGTGAACAAATGAAGAAAGAAACTTCAGGACATCCAGAATTACATGGATTGGCTAATATAGCACAAGATGTTGAGATTAATAGGGATATAGAAAATCAGTTACCGATATTTCAAGGTATTACTAAAACTACTGGGGGTATGTTTGATAGCCGTTTCCATTCAGAAACATGGGAAGTAATTTTTGATGCATATTATAATGGTAATGCAGAACCACCGGAACCGGAAACTCAACCAAATGGTCAATATAATCCAAATCAAAATCCGCAAAATCAGAATAATAATCAGAGTGGTGGTGATGGTAATCAAAATCAACAAGAACAATATTCTGATGATTATAAAAAAGGTTGGGAACAAGCTATTAAAGATATTAAAGCAGGTAAGATTCAACCATAAAGTATATTAAGATTTTATTTATGAAAAAAAACATTATATTTGAAAATACCACTAATAGTAGTGATTATGATAAGGGCTATCAAGCTGCTATAGATGCATGGAGAGCGGGTGAAGGTAATGATATGTCAGATAGTAATTCTAATTCCAGTAATGGAGGACAACAAAATGGTTTAACAAAACCTCCAATAAATCCAACGAAGCCTATAAAATCAGCTCAACAACAAACAAGTATTCCAAACGGTCAAGGTCAACAAGGTCAACAAGGTCAAAATGGTAATCAACAAGGACAACAAGGTCAACAAGGTGGTAATCAG